TAGCCGTTACATTTTGTATACTATGTCAATTGTATTTATTGTGAATCAGTGTTAGAATAAATATATCAAATAAAGAAAGGCACACGGTTGTGTGAGTGGTGAAGAGAGATGAAATTTGAAATTAAAGTATATGGAAAAGGAACAAAATACAACTCAAAAAGATGTAGTCGTAAAGTAGTAAAAGATGTTTACAGCATTAAAGCTCTAAATAATAAAGAGGTTAAGGAGTTAGAAAAAACTCTTTCGGATGGGGATTATGACCCATATCACGAATATTATGAAATTAGAGAAATTGACGGAGAAGTTAGTAATTATCGGGCAAGTCATACAAGAATTATAAGAGGTGGTAAAGAATTATTTCTCACAAAATATGACGTGATGTTTTCTAAAAAATTTTACAAACATCATACTGCAACGAGCAGAGATTATCTAACATCTGCCGATGATGGAAAAATAGAAATTTATAATGGACGATTTGGAAATGGTTATATCATTCATCGTCAAATGAATTCAAGTAAATATCATTTGATTGAATATTATATAAAGAAAGGAGAATAAGTATGAACGAAAACTACCGAATCGGGAAAGGCAATTTACACATTGCTTTTCCTAACAGAACAATACTTGACACATATGTAATGTGTGTTGGGTGTAACAATTGTAACTACAGTGTAGTCAATAATACACTGTGCTTGTATGCAGATAAAAAAGAGTGCTTACTTAAAGCAATATTGGATTTCAAAATTTACACAATTTTTGTCATAAATATCTTGAAATCGATAAAGAGTAATGCTGTAGCATATATGGAAAAATTGTATACAATTTTATCAGAGGTACAAAACGAATTAGAAAGGAGTTTATAATATGATAAAAGTATATTTTGACGATGGAAGTCGCAAAAAAGTGCCAGTTTGTACTTTTCTTGAATGGCTAGAAAAATGCAATTTAGAAATTGACGAAAACGATATATATTACAATGGTTCGCACATTGCAAAATATGTCAATTTGCTAGATAACAATTTTGGTGTGGTAGATTGTATTTTATGCCTTGTTTTACTGGCATTGATTATATTAGCACTTATGAAAGGCGGTGTGATATTATGAGGGAAGATTTTGAGTTTTGTGTATTAAACGCAATCAGAGAAACGGAAAAGGATATAGTTGTTGAAAAGAAAAATGTGTTGAAACTTGGTAATATTGCAATAACGCCAGTGAATGAATGTTTGTTTGAAATTTACGATTTTCGCACAGGCTTAAAAGTTTCAACTTTATATGTTCATAAAAATTTTGGTGAGGTTGATTCTTTTATTGAATTTTTTAAGAATTTTGGGATATTTACAAGGGACATTGTAAATGTGAGAGATTTTTTATTAAAAAAATTTGTAGGGATAAAAATGAAACATATGCCGTGTGGTTCTTTTAAACATTTTCAAATAGAAGAATTTGAACAATTCCTACTTGAAAATCAGCCATAATTAACAATTTATTTACATTTTGTTATTCACAAGGACACAATTACAATTTATAATAGTCCTTGTAAATATAAAAAACAATGTTTCACGTGAAACATAGAAAGGAGAGAAAACAATGGAAAAGTTTATTACACGAAACCTTGCAATAACAGAAGTAAAATATAAAGACGCTATATTTGTAAATGGTGAAATGACTTTATCAGAACTGCGTCATGAAAGTATTGTAGGTACTCGACATAGTAATGACAAACTAAAAAAAATTCTTATTGCTAAAGGCTTAGCAAATGAGCCTGTATTACAGGAAGTGAAAAAGAAAACTTGTAAGTATTCAATGCCATTGAGTGACTTTATTGAACAGGCACATGCTGAAATTATCGAACAGTAAAAAAGAAAGGTTAAAAAGGTGATTAAAATGAGTAGAAATGAATTAGTTACAATGAAAAGCGAAAATGATGTTTTTTGCAGTATGGCTTGCAAAACACAGGAAGAAAAAGTACAGTTGTTTAATGCTATCAACAACGCAGATGCAAGTCTTGATGATATGGTAGGAAAGCAGATTTGTGTTGTCAATGTGTATGCCGAAAGATACACGGCAGAAGATGAGGAAGAAAACAAAGATGGCTTTGAACCTATTGAAAAAGAAAAAATCATGATAACGCTTATCTGTAAAGACGGAAAAACTTATGCTACAAATTCAAAAGGAGTATATAATTCCATAAAACGAGCCTTTGCATTGTTTGGAGTGCCGACATGGGAAGATGGCGTCACTTTTGAAGTTTGTAAAGTAAAAACAAAGGGTGGTTATAAAGCAACGATTTTGAGAGCCGTATAAAAAAGATAATAAGTTTAATTTGAATATATAAACTCTCTTCTTTTAGGGTGGTTAGTAAATAGTTACTATCCACCCTAAAAAAAAAATGAAAGGGGAGATGTATCATGTACGAACCTAGTGAAAAAACACTTGAAAATATTAGTGACTTGGTTAAAACTTTTAATCGTAGAATTGGACAAGCGAAAAGAAAAACGCCGATACAGTATCAGCAGTATCTACCACAGAAAATGACGGTTGCAAAATTTCTTGAAACGGTTGGAAGTTATAAAGATGTGCAAGCACAAGCAAGGGCTTTGATGGCAAAAGATATAATTCCACAGTTTGGAAAAAGTGGGGCAAAACCAACAAAATTACAAGTCGCTCGATACGAAAGCGTTAAAAATTTAGAAAATAAAAGGTTGGCAGAAACACAAGAAGTAGAAAGATATGACGAGGGTAAACCTACAGGAATTGAGAGAGTAAAAAAGAGAAGTAAAGCGTTTGAAATTAGAAAAAAAGCCGAAGAATTTACGCCGTTGGAGTTGGAAATCAGAATTAGACAATTAGAAAGACGGCAGACGCAAGCATATAAAAAAGAGAAAGAAAAACAATGGGAAGATAATTATAAAAAAGCAGTTGAAATAAATTTTCCTACTTTTGCAAGAAAAATTTTGCAAGAAGTAGAAAAAGTCCCAAAGAAGAACTTTATGCTATGGGTACAACAAGAAGATTTTTTGGATATTGACTATGTATATGACAAAAGTGAGGAACAGGAAAAAGCGAGTAATTACCTCGAAAATTTACGCCGTAGAATAGCATATGAAAAAGAAAAAGGCAATTTGTAATCAACGAATTATCGTATGTGATTTTGAAACAACCACGGATGAAGATGATTGTCGTGTTTGGGCAGTTGGTTGTTATGATATAGCAAGTGACGAATTTTGGTATTATAATAACATTGATGATTTTATGTCAATGTGTGCTACTATATATTATAATGATAAATTGTATTTTCATAATGAAAAATTTGACGGCGATTTTATTATGAATTGGCTTTTTCGGCATGGCTATACGTGGGTTGACGATAGGAAAAAATTAGATTCAAAAACATTTACAACGACTATATCAGACAAAGGTCAATTTTATTGTATGGAAATCTGTTTTTATCGTGATAATACATACACGAACAAGGTTACCATATATGACAGTTTGAAAATTCTACCGATGAGCGTACACGATATGGCAAAAGCGTTCGGGCTTAAAGAAAAGAAAGGAGAAATTGACTATAAAGCATATCGAGAAGTAGGACATAAATTGACAAAAGAGGAAGTCGAATATTTGAAAAATGATGTGGTTATTGTTGGAAAAAGTCTTGTAAAGATGTTTGAGCAAGGGCTTAAAAAAATGACAATAGGTGGAAATGCAATAAATGATTATAAGAAAAGAATTGGAAAAGATAATTTTTCGGAGTTGTTTCCTATTTTGGATGAGGAAACCGACTACTTTTGTAGACAGTCATATAAGGGTGGTTTTGTATGGGCGAATCCGCTACATAAAAACAAAATGATAGGAGAGGGTGATGTTTACGATGTAAATTCCCTTTTTCCATCACGCATGCACTCGTCAAGTGGTTGCCGTTTTCCATATGGCGTACCACAATTTTTCAAAGGGAAATATAAACCGCATAAGTTATATGACCTTTATATACAAAGAGTTGTGATACAGTTTGAATTAAAGCCGAATCATGTACCTTGCATACAGATAAAAAAGAACTTTCTTTTTTCGCCAACGGAATATTTGACAAGTAGCAATGGCGAAGATGTGGAGTTGGTACTCACACAAGTTGACCTTGAATTGATTTTTGAACAGTACAATGTCACATATATAGAGTACATTGACGGTTACATGTTCAAATCAGATATTGGCATGTTTGACAGTTATATCAACCATTGGATGGAGATGAAAGAAGAGGCAACACGTACAGGCAACAAGGGCTTGCGCTCAATTGCAAAATTATTACTAAATAATTTATATGGAAAGTTTGGCACAAATCCAAAATTGCAAAGCAAAATACCTGTATATTTAGGTGGAAAAGTTGGATTTGTCCTGTCTGATATAACATATCGTGACCCTGTATATACGCCAGTAGCCACTTTTGTAACTGCTTATGCTCGTGCTTATACCATCCGCTCGGCGCAGAAAGTTGGACTAAATCACTTGCTTTATTGTGATACGGATTCTATCCACTGCAAAAAAGGTGCTGACGTGTCAAGTTTAGAAATACACGATACAAAATTGGGTGCATGGGCACACGAAAGCCACTTTGAAAAAGCAAAATTTTTACGCTCAAAATGCTATCTTGAACAGATTGACGGAAAACTGTGTCCAACCGTTGCGGGCATGCCCGATTCTTGTTACGAGAATGTAAATTTTGAAAACTTTTGTTTAGGCTCTGAATTTAGTGGAAAATTGCGAATGAAAAGGGTTGAGGGTGGCATTGTTTTGGTAGATACGCCATTTACCATAAAGTTATAGTGTTCATAAATTGTTTACAATTATGTTCATAGTTTATACATATTTATATGGTATTGTATAAACAAGGGTTAAAAGGCGTGCGGACAACCTCAAATTGTCAAGGTGGCGAGCCTTTGAGATTGTCGCACGGTGACACGTGGCGCGCCTACCCGATACAAAAAAGAAAGGAGCGAAAAATTTTGAGTGAATCCATGTATTATGATGTTAAAACCGTAAATCAATACAATTGTTTGTTTAATTTCCTACACGGCGCTCGTGGAATCGGTAAAAGTTTTTCGCTCAAAAAACTATTTGTGGAAAGTTTTCTTGAGGACGGCTCACAATTTTATTACTTGCGTAGATACAGAGAGGACTTGACAAAAAGTAGCAAAGGGTTTTTTGATTCACTACAGGAACAGGGACTTTTTGAAGATATAGTTTTTACAAAAGACGGTGGTAAAAATGGTGGAACGTTTTATGCAAATAAAGAACCGATTGGATATTATGGTGCTTTGACAAAGGGAAAAGGTGTCGAATTGCCTAAAGTAAAGTATATCAATTATGATGAGTACCTTATTGACAAAAGCGACCAGTATCATGGATATTTACGAGATGAGGTGACTCAATTTTTAGAATTTTATGAAAGTATAGCACGTATGCGGAATGTAACCGTATATTTTACAAGCAACAATACAGACGGATATAGTCCATATTTTGATTATTTCAAATTGAAAAAACCAGTGAAAAAGAATGGCATATGGTGTCAAAATGACCTACTATATCAAGAAATAAAAACAAGTGCGGAATACGTACAAACAAAATATGATACACGTTTTGGGAAAATCATTAAGGGAACAAGGTATGGAAGATACGCCGTTGAAAATGAAAATTTACACATCACAGACGATTTTTTGAAAAAGAAACCGTCAACGGCAAAATGTACCTTTAATATACAGATTGGAAAAAATATTTGTGGTGTATATTTTGATTATTGCAAGGGAGAAGTATTTTTTTCTTGCAGTGGTAACAAAAACATGATAACATATGTATTAGTGAAAGGCGACCACACACCGAATAATATTTTGGTTCGTGGTGGAAAATGTTATCACCTAGCAGAATTAAAAAAGGCTTTTGACTTTAATCAATTATTTTTTGATTCACCGAAAGCCAAAAATTTATTTGAAAGAATTGAACATCTACTATAACATAGCAGAGTTCAAATATAAAAAATAAGAAAGGAGATATAAAAAAATGGCAGAAGAAAACAAAACAGAAAAAGCCTATGCAGAAGATGAACTCTTGAAAAAAGTCGGAGAGATTCTAACAAAGAAAGACGATGAGGGGTTTCTCACTGAAGTAGTGTCAGAAATCACCGATAAAATCCACGAATTAAGCGGAAAAATCGTTGACCGTGACGATGAAATTAAAGACTTGAAAGAGGATATTGAAAGTTTACGTAATGCCAACATGGCACTTTTACGAAAACAGGGTGCAAGGGTGGAAGAAAAAGAAGAAAGAAAAAGTGAGTTTGTGACGGATGGCGAAAAGGAAGAATCAGACGAGGAAATCCTTGAGAAATCCATTGCAGACTACATGTAAAAAAGAAAGGAGAAAGAAAAATGGGAAACACAACTACATCGAAAGCAACTAGAGCCGTAAACATGGCAAATGCCGTTCGTACACTTGCAGGAGATGATTTTGCGAACGCAGTACCAGTTGCAACAAGGACAAATATTTCCAGTTATGCAACGCCAATTTTGGAAATTTCCTCGTTGAGGAATATGTTTGTTAACACGCTTGTTCAGAGGATTGGGTTTGAATTTATCCACAACAAACGCTATAACAACCCGCTTGCAAGATTTAAGAAAGGGAGTACGCCCCTCGGTGGAATCGTGGAAGAAATCGGCACGAATCCAGTAGAATCACAGGGATTTAGTTCGGATGGCTATATCCGTACACCCGATGGACAGGTACTTACACCGCTTAACAAACGAACGCCCGATACAAAGGTTTTATATCACACTATCAACCGTGAGGACCAGTACCCAATCTCTATCAGTCGCCAGCAGTTGCAGACTGCTTTTGTATCATGGGAAAAACTGGATGATTTTATCTCATCCGTTATGTCGGCTATGTATAGCGGAGATACGATTGATGAATTCATCTATACTAAAAATCTGATTGACGCAGGAGTAACAAAGGACATGCTTGTCACACAGACAATTGCAAACCCTACAACGTCAAAAGATAATGCAGAAAAATTTGTGATTGCAGTCAACACCACATCAGCAAAAATGTGCTATCCTTCAACCAAGTACAACAGATACATTGAACAGGAAGGTGCAGAGGGTAAAGCATACAAAACATGGAGTGACAAGGACAGGCAGGTAATCATTATGCGAGCAGACGTGCTACAGTCAATCAATGTCACTGTTTTAGCACAGGCGTTCAACATGACACAGGCAGACTTTAGAAACTCAGTGGTAGAAATTGACGAGTTTGACAACCCCGCAATTCTAGCAGTTGTGTGTGATGAGTCTCTTTTGCAGATTTATGATAATCTTTTTGAGGTGTCAGAACAGCAGAACGCACAGGGACTTTTCTTCACGTATTTCTTGACACATTTTGAAACGCTTTCCTTGTCTATGTTGTCAAACGCCGTTGTATTTTTGGATGAATCCTATGTAAAACATACAATCACGGCAACCGTTGACCCAGTAACAGAGGGATACGGATTGGAAGTACAGAAAACAGGCTATAACGGGGAAACCGTTACATACAAAGTTACGGCAGTTGACCCGACCAAGGTGACAATTAGTTATACAGGACTTGACGGAGAACCACCAAAAACCGTTGTGAATGGCGGATTGTATTCATTCACAATGGGAAATGAGGACGCAACAATTAAAATGACAATTGCTGAATAATGTTTCACGTGAAACATTGAAAGGAGAAAAACTATGGCAGATTTTGAACCGACAACCGATATAAAACTACTTGCCGTTCCGCTTGCGAACGATGGCGAAAGTACCTTGACTTTTTCGAGCAAGTCGGCACAATCTGCCTATTTTTCGTCAAAAGTAGTCGGAAGTTTTTCCAAGGGTGATTTTACATACCAAAGGAAAGACAACACAATGCGCGTGCCGTGGAACGCTGAAAAGTTATTCAATGTGAATTACTGCATGTATAAGAATAGCAATTTTGGAGATAAGTGGTTTTATGCTTTTATCAATCGTGTTGAGTATGTAGCTCCGAATTGCACAAAGTTATACTTGCAAACAGATGTGTGGCAAACATGGTTTTTTGACATAACATATGGACAGTGCTTTGTTGAGCGTGAACACGTTAAAAGTGACAAAATAGGAGAACATACGATTCCCGAAAGTGTTACACCAAGCGAATATAATTTACAAAAGATAGGAATTGACGAAAGCCCTTATCAGATTGGCGGTTACGTTGTTGGTACGCTATATGATATTGATTCTATAATTGGCGACCCTAAAAAAGTTGGTGGGCGTAAAGCGAACGGCGTATATTTTCCATGTGATGTGCTATTTTTTCCAAATACGGACGATGGAATACAACGCCTACAAATGCGACTTGAGGTTATCAACGATGAAATGAGTGGTGGTATTGTGTTTGTCGCTACGATACCAAAATTGGCAAGTGATAAAATAAGCGAGGAAAAAACACGAATTACAACTACTGCATATAGCACTTTTGCTAACATATCAGTACCAGTTGAACATACAAACATAAGCGGTTATGTCCCAAAAAATAACAAATGCTTTACATACCCATACCATTATTTAGTATGTAGCAATTCTGCTAACAGTGGCTCGGAATTATGCTTTGAAAATTTTAAGGATATAAACGATATTACATTTACCGCATACGCACACATAACGGAAAATAACTGTATCCAGTTTGTGCCTGTAAATTATGAGGTTGGAACAAGCACAGGTGACAACCCCGATTTTGGGTTTAACTCTCAAACATACCCCGAAATGCCATACACAACAAACCAAAACGCTTACTATCGTCAACAAGAGATGAATTTACGTAACCAAAACATGAACAGAATTATGTCGCAAACTCGTGGAACGGTTGGCAGTATCTTGACAGGCGGAGCGTCTTTGCTTGGAATGTCCATGCAAGGTGAGGGAACAAGTTCGGACATTACAAGTTACGGTACATCACAGATTAGCGGTATTGATTCGTTGTATACAAACGTAAAAAGTGCGGAAATGGCTGAACAAAATCTTGAGAAAATGCACCAAATGACCGCTCCAAATGTTAGTGGTATTGGCGGTGCAAGTGATATATCCGTTGTCAATGGAAATATCGCCCCAAGGTTTTATATTAAAAATGCCAAGCGTGACCAAATAAAGGCTATCGACCAGTTTTTCAGTGCTTTTGGTTACCAAGTGAATCAATTAAAAAAGCCAAACATAACAGGGCGTCCAAATTGGAATTATGTTCGGTGTAGCCAAGCCAATGTCTATGCGGATATACCACAAGAGGACTTGGCAAAAATTAAACGTGACCTTGTAAACGGAATAACCTTTTGGCACAACCCTAGCACAATTTACGATTATTCGCAAGGAAATGAGGTGAGTTAGTGAGTAGAAAAAAAGACAAGAACAAGGAGCAAGCACAACGTTGGCAAGTTATTTATTCATTTTATTTTGCATGGTTGAAAAATATCGCTATGTCAATCTTTGAATGGAAATTACCTAACACGATGGATGACCGTTTTTTGGAATTGTCATTTTTTGAAGATGGACGTGCTTTGGCATATGTTAAGGACGGCGCACTTATCAACACTCGTGCGAATCCATCCAACAATATGGACATGTATAATTATTTTACTGGATATACTGGATACAATGTAGTTTTTTCCGATTATGTTGACGCTGATAAATGCGTGTACGGATTGAACAATCCAGTCACAATGCCGACTTTTGACGTGTGCGATATGTTCGCAACACGCCTACAAAAATTGGAAATGGGTATATGGTCAAACGTGGATTTGCAAAAATTTCCGATTATGGTATCAGCACCCGAAAGCCAAAAATTATCCGTCAAGAATTTGATGGAACAGTTTGAGGGTGGTTTACCGTTTTTATATACATATCGGAATTTTGAGGACTTAAACCAAGTGAAATGTTTTGATATGAAAGTGCCACAGATTTTTGATAAGTTGTATGAATTAAAGCAAAAGACGCTGAATGAATTTCTTGAATTTTTAGGTGTGACAACACCAAAAGAAAAGAAAGAAAGACTTTTGAGCGGAGAAATCATGGCGAACAATTCAAAGGTTGGAATCAGTGGAGCAAGTTTTTTATGGCAACGTCAAGAATTTGCTAGGAAGATAAATGAAAAATTTAGTGCATACCTCACCGAGCCGATTGAGGTGCGTGTTAGAGATTATAGCGAGATTTTACATCTTGCGGAAAGTGAGGAAATGGCAGATGGAACAAGTTTCGGATTGGATTCACAAAGTATGTAACCCTTTATCAGTAGTCGGCGGTTTTTTAGGGATTTTAGTCAATCGAATTTTTGGAAAGGTTGACAATTCACTTATAATCCTTTTGACACTTATGTCAATGGACATGATATGTGGAATTTTGGTTGAGGGTGTTTATTTCAAAAAGTTATCATCCTCAATATGTTGGAAAGGACTAATAAAAAAATGTGTGTCCATTATGTTGGTTGGACTTTCGTATCAAATTGACAGAATGACAGGGCAAGAAAGTTTTCGAGCCTTTACCATTATTTTCTTTTCCATAAACGAAAGTATTTCTATATTGGAAATATGTGGAAAAATTATTCCAATACCTAAAAAATTAAAAAACTGTTTATATCAATTAAGAAAAGGAGTGGAAGAAGATGAAAAAGATACTTGCAAATAGAAAAAGATGGCACGGAAAAAGAAAACGAAAAACAATTAAGGGAATTGTTATACACTACACAGGAAATAAGGGTGATACGGCAAAAAATAATTGCGACTATTTCAAAAATTCTCCGTCATTGACAAAAAATAGTAGCACAGGGGCGCACTTTTTCATATCGTCAAACGGTGAAACAATTAAGTCTATCCCTATGAATCAAATTGCCTACTCCGTTGGCGGTGCTAGGCAGAGCGAAAAGGGTGGAAGATACTACAAACGTTTGACTAATGAAAACACTGTTAGCATTGAGTTGTGTAATGCGGTAAATGGATATACGGATGCACAAGTTAAAGCCGTTCGCAAAACGATAAAATATATTCGCAGATACTGTAAAAATGCAAAAACTGTATGTTATCATTTTGACGTAAACGGAAAGAACTGTCCACCGTGGGGCTGTAAACGTTTAGGTAAAGAATTTCTTGCAGAAATAGGAGAGTGATTGCATGGCTTTTGTAACACCACAATTAAGGCGTGTGTTAGATATGGGTTATGATTTAGGACTAAAAAATTACCCAATTTTTTCCGAATCACACCGTCAAGAATTAAACGAAAAAATTGTAAATCATTTTCGTTATCGTGAAATCGGTTATGAAACAATACATCAATTTATTTTTGCATTGAACCGTAAAATGTTTGAAATCATGCCGTTTTACAACCAGTTATATGAATCGGAAGAACTGGAAATATCGGCATTGACAAATTATAGTTACGATGAAATCAGCAAAAAGACAGGCAATGACCTTTTAGAAAAAACAGGAGAAGATTCTAACAAGCAAACTGGAGATACAACACGCAAAGACACAGGAACGCAGACAAACGAACAAAGTGGAACAGATAAGCAAACCTTTGAGGACGTAAAAAATAAAACAACTTATGGAAGTTCTGAAAATGAAAACACGTCAACAACAAATGATGTTACGCATGGACAGACAACGACAACGCAAGGAACGGATTCCAGTAAACGAGTGCATAGCGACACACCACAAGGAATGTTGTCAGCAAATTTCCCCGAATCCGCTAGTTATGCCAGTGACGCAGATGTTTCAAAAAATACAAATTCAAGTACTGTTACACAGGGTGGGACAGATAGTACAGTTGGAACTGTTAAAGGAACAAAAGGAAAGACAGGTTCAGACGAATCTGTTCAAAGTGGGGCAATTGTTACGGCACACGATACGAAAGGAAAACTAACAAACGAACTGGAAAGCAAAAATACGTTCAATAGCCAAAACAAAATTACATACGGTAGCAACACAAATCAAAACTATAATAACCAACTTGCAACAAACAAACAGGGTTATCAAGGCATTTCACCTAGTGAATTGTTGCAGAAGTACCGTGATACATTTCTAAATATTGATATGTTGGTGATATCCGAATTGGAAGAATTGTTTATCAGTATTTTCTGAAATGTTTCACGTGAAACATTAGAAAGGAGTGAAAAAATTGACTTTGATAAGACCAACACCGCCTTTATACAATTTGCCGTCATACTATAGTGAGTGTGAATCATATGAAGAACAGTTACAATGGTTACTGAATCAGTTGCAGACATTACAAGCAGATGTTGACAATCTGAAAAAAGATACAAATGCCTACACGGATGAGGAAATCAAAAAATTGTTTGACTTGTTATCACAAAGAATCAGCAATTTGACGGACTATGTAAACGGCGAAATTGCAGAGTTAAAAAATTATGTTGACAACGAAAACAAAAAAGTTTCTGACAAAGTTGACAACATGAAACTTTATGTGGATGAGAAATTGACTAATCTAAAAAAATATGTGGATTCTGAAATCCTTGAAGTTAAAGTATTGTTGACAGAAGTTGAAAACCGTTTACATCTTGAAATCGTAAACGGTGATGAAACTACAAAAGATTTTGCTAGGATTTACACAGAAAAAGCAAGACTTGAATTGCTAGAAAAAATCAATGCTTTATCTTTGAGGGTTGACAACATAACGAAAGAATTTCCGTTAGTTTACAACCCGACACAGGGTATACAGAATGACTTGCAAAAGACAATCAACGACTTGTATCTATACTTAAGGGTACACGGTATCACGTGTTTTGCATTTGATTCGTTGCAAATTACCGTTGCGGAATTTGACGCTATGAAAATTTTAGCAAGGAATTTCGATATTAGAGGTTCTGAAATTTTTGAAACATGGGAAAAAGAAATGGCGTTTAGTCCGTGGACAGGGAAAAAGATAACCTTGAAAGAATTATGTTATCAGATTGCAGAGAAAATCAACATGAACCACAAGACGGCAAGCGAGTATGATAATCGAGCAGTTACGGCAAGTGACTATGACGGCGGTAAAACAACGGCATATGATTTTGATTGGACAAAAAAAATACTGCCGATTGACGTTATACCGATAGATATGTTGGATAAATTCTTGCACACGTCCGAATTGATTTACAACACTGATATTGTGTCGGACATAGGCACTACAGTTGACATTACAACGGATAAGGATTTTGAAAAGTTTTTACTTGCCTATACAGATAAAAATGCAAATTTATGTTATTTGCTCTGTGATGTTACTACTGGAAAGTTATCATTTACGGACACGGACAACAACACGCTGACGCAAGTTTCAAGAAACTTTTCTATAACAAAAACGGAAACAGGTTATCAGGTTGTTACAGAAAATTGCACTGTTTTTGACGCTGATACCAAGGAAACAACATTTGCACCTAACTTTTTACTTATCAAAAAATTGTATGGAGTTAAAAGTTATAACAATTTGACAGAAATCGGAAAGGAGATGTGATAATATGCTTTACACACCTAACTACAACTTACCTTACTACGAAGCAAATGACGTAGCAAATTACTTGGAAACCTACAACAATACTATCATGGAATTAGATACTGCTATTCACAATGCACAGACAAAAGCGGAAAGCGGAGAATTACACGGAGAAGAACTTGATAGAGAAATCGAAAGTCTTACCGAACGTGTTACGGCACTTGATACATCCTTATCTAGTGCTATAGAAAATATTTCCACGCTTTCGACAACCGTTGGCGAACACACTACTGAGATAGCAAAAGTAAAAGAGGATTTACTGGCACAGAATAGTGCAGTAAAAACGTTATCAAATAATCTTGCTGATTTAGGAACACGATTTACTGCGTTCACAACGGGACAGGAACATTTTAACAATGAAATTTCCGCTAGGGTTGGAAATAGATTTTTCAAAACATATAAGTACTCTGTTCCACAAAGTGCAAGTAAAGAACAGTATAGCACAAATTTTACAATTAGCACGGGACTAGGAAATGATGACAATTTCACAAAATCCCACGTCATGATTGACTTTATGCAAACAGAGGCGGACCAAAAAAAGGCAAGCGGTATCTTGAATAGTGGCTTTTCGACAACTGAAAAAGTTTTCAATTATACGATTGACAATATACGATACAACATACGTATCAATTTTAATTCCTCGACTGGTGATATTGTTATTACTATTACAGGACAGAAACAGGCAGGACCTGGAATACTTTTTGCAAATGCTATTGTTTATACAGACTAGAAAGGAGACTATTATCATGAATTACACAACAAATTATAGAATTCCTCTTTATGAGGGCAACGACCCGACATCATATCTTACAACGTATAACGAAACAATGGAATTGATTGACGAATCACTACACGCTTTAGCGTTAAAAGTTGCAAACGGCGAAGTAAATGACCGCCAATTCACTGCTGAAATTTCTGCTATCAAGGGCAGACTTGACACGGCAGAGAATACGATAAACACACTTAAAACGGAACTTGCAACCACCAACGGAAAGGTTTCGGAAAATTCCGAGGATATTTCAACTTTACAAACACAGTTAGTCGAGCAGGGAACTTCAATTAAAAATTTGCTTGCTAGGGTTTCAGCACTTGAGACAGCCTTTGAAAGTTTCAAAACGGAACAGGAACAGAAAAATAGCAATTATGAAGATACATTAAGCAGTTATGGAGATTCCTTACAAGGGTTGTCAACACAGTTGAGCAATGCAACGAAAAAACAGGATTTGAAAAATAATGAGTTTAATAACAGGATTGCAGAAAATACTGAAAACATTGAAAGTCTAAAGCGTGGTACAAATGTGTTGGTTAATTTCAAGAATGTTGGTGCAACAAAAGTCGGAAATGATATGCAAGCAGACTTACAAACAAACAGAGAAAATGCAGAACTTGAATTGAATAAATGGCAAAATGCCCAAGTTTGTGCAAACATTACTGTGCGTGACAACACGCAAACTGTAATTTGTAAATGCTCACCAGTTTTTTCAAGAAATCTAGGAACAACAAACACAGAAGAATTTGATTTTGTTGACCCATCTAATCCTAGTGGTACACTTTACAATTTGCAAACAATCTTAAGTTTTGACGATACAACACAAAACGTATCTCTAGTGTGTACGCTTAGTAACACCGAATCTATAACAAGTGCGACATTTTCAATAGCATTATTTTTAATTGTTTAAGTGTAATATTAAACCGCCCCACTTTATTAGGTAGGGCGGTTTTGTTTTATTTCTCTCTTTTGCAAAATTCAACAAACATTTCTTGAAATTGTTTTCCCATTGCTTTAATAAATCCGCTCATTAGAGTATTTTCATCGTTTAGCCGTTCATTTTCAAGTTCAAATTTACATAAATCTTCTTGCATTTCTTTATCAATTCGCATACGCATTAAATTCACAACACACCCTTTCGGTTCAATCCATTCTTCCAATATCATTTCACCGTTAAAATAAATTTGTTGCCACATTTTAACGCAATACTTAAAACCGTAGTCAATAAATACACTCATATAAAATGTCAATGCATCTTCAATATTATCAAATTCTTTTGTCGTGCAAAAATCTTCCCATTCTCTTTGACCGTTAGGCATTGTATTATGTTCAGATGCATGACAAAATTTATTCCATGTGGTATCGTCTCCTATATACTCAATAATATATTTTGTTTCTGTTTTTTCGGGTTCTTTTGCATACCCAATAAAATTCTTATACATATTATTTCACCACCTCACATACAACCTTGACCCACGCCATGTTATATGCAACACTAATTAGCCTACAATTAGTGTTGCAATACGTGTTATAAGTGGTGATACTTTCCTCATCACCATTATTGTATTCCTCATTCTCATATTCACCCATTACATTATTATAGTTATCAATAACGGTAAAGATAACCCGACCATTATTTTCGCTTTCATATTTTTCTACAAATTCACTAAATTTCATCTTTCTTCACCATTCACACCTTGCTTGGTGTGCCTTTCTTTATTTGATATATTTATTCTAACACTGATTCACAATAAATACAATTGACATAGTATACAAAATGTAACGGCTA